GGAGATTAGACGTGATGACCCTGATGCACGTAGGAATTTTCGCGCTCGTCACAACTGCGACACTGCAACAGACAAAACGTCTGCCCGCTACTGGTCCTGTCGGATGTGGGAAGAGGACATCAGCGTGAGTGAAATGACTAAATCAGATATTACCGGCCAGATTCTTAAGGTCGATGAAGAACAGCGAATCATCTACGGGTGGGCCTCCGTTATCACCGAAAAGGGTGAAGTGGTAGTTGACCGCCAAGGTGACGTGATTGAGGCTGAGACTTTGGTTAAGGCTGTCAATGATTTTATGGAGCATGTGCGGGTTGGTAAGACAATGCACGAGGGTGAGGCTACAGGGCAAGTAATCCACTCTCTGCCAGTTACCAAAGAAATCTGTGATGCTCTCGGAATCCAGTGCGACCGTGAAGGATGGGTTGTAGCTTATAAAGTCTACGATGATACTGTCTGGAAGCGTGTCAAGTCTGGTGAACTAAGGGCCTTCTCTATCGGGGGCCGAGCCGTAAAGGAGGACTACCTTGCCTAACCTTCTTAAACAACTGCAATTAGAAGAGCTTTCGCTGGTTGACCGCCCTGCGAATCCGCTGGCAATGGCTCCTCTGTTCAAACGTGATACCTCCGAAGGAGACACTATGACTGAAACCACAGAAAAGATGTCTGACGACATGAAAGCAAAGCTGAAGCCTTATATGGACAAGGGTATGTCTGAGGCAGAAGCTATGAAGGCTTATGAGATGGACATGAAGAAAGCTGATGATGAGTCGGCTGACGAGATTGCTACTCTTAAGGCTGAGAACGAGCGTCTGCGTAAGGCTCTTATCGAAAATGAGTTTGTCATCAAGGCAGACACTATCGAAAAGAAAGCTGCTGAAGAGTTCATCGAACAAATCAACAAGGCTGACGTTCCTGCACCTATCCTGAAAGCACTTGAGGAAGCAGAGATCGAAAAGGCTGATGCCGCTCTGACGAAACGTGCTGAAGCTGAACTTCCCCACTTCAAAGTTGATGTAGCTAAGAAACTTCTGGTTGCTGTCGAGAAGATGGACGAAGTTGACATGCTTATGGAAGCCCTGCAAGCAGCAGATAAGGCTTTCGCTGACAAGATGGAAGAATTTGGTAAGTCGGATGTTGATGGTGAGTTCGCCACTGCAAACGACAAGATGGAATCTCTTGTTAAGGCTCATATGGAAGCCAACAACCTCAAAAAATCGGACTACGCTCAAGCCTATGCTGCTGTTGCTAAGACAGACGAAGGCCGTGAAGTCCTTAAAGCCATTCGTAAAGGAGAATAACAATGGCCGTTTTTCAAAGCCGCGATACGCGCACATTCGAAGCTGGCGGTGATCTGTCGGCTGGTCAATTCAAATTCGTAGTGCTTGCTGCTGATGGTCAGATCGACCTTGCAACTGATGGCGCTGCTGCTGTTGGTGTCCTGCTCAACCAGCCTGACGCTGCTGGCAAAGCTGCTACTGTTGTGGTGTCGGGCAAGACTGCTGTCACTGCTGGCGGTTCTATCACTGCTGGTGACGACATCGCTTCGGACCTCAACGGTGACGCAATCACTGCTGCAACTGGCGACATTATCGTGGGCTATGCCCTTGAAGACGGTGTTGACGGTCAGGTCATCGCAGTCGAACTCATCAACGGCGGCAATGCTGCGGCCTAATCTCTAAGTAAAGGATAACTACTATGCCTCTTCTCACTCCGAGTCAGGTGCATATTGATCAGCCGCTCACAAACCTGACGCTGGCCTATGTGCAATCGCAAGAAAACTTTATCGCGGACAAGGTGTTTCCGCTGGTTGGCGTCGAGCGTCAGTCGGACAAGTACTACATCTACGACCGCGACAACATGAACCGTGCAGGCGATGTCAAGAAGCTCGCTCCGCGCACTGAAGTTAACCGCATCGGCATGAGCATCTCGAATGACTCGTATTTTGCTGATGTGTACGGTCTTGGCATGGACTTTGACGAGCAGACGCTTGCCAACGAAGATGCCGCTCTGGACATCCGCTCGGCTGGTTCGACCACTCTGGTTAACCGCCTGCTGATCCATCGTGAAAACCAGTTCGCCTCCACCTTCTTTGCTGATGGTGTCTGGGGTACTAACTGGGATGGTGTTGCTAACGCAGATAACGACACTGCTGCTGAAGTCACCAACTGGGATGACTACACCAACTCGACCCCGATTCAGGACGTTACTCGCCTGCGTCGTACTATCCAGCTTAAGTCGGGTGGCTTCAAGCCGAACACGATGGTTGTGGGTAAGGAAGTTCGTGACATCCTGATTAACAACCCTGACATTCTGGATCGTCTGAACGGTGGCGCAACTGTCGCCAACACTGCGATGGTCACGAATGCCAAACTGGCTGAAATCTTCGAGGTCGAAAACTTCTACGTGATGGAAGCGGTCGAGAATGATTCGGTCGAGGGTGTCGCTGAGAGCAACAGCTTCATCGGTGGCAACCACGTCCTGCTGGTCCACACGCCTGCTTCGGGTGGTCTGATGACCCCTGCTGCTGGTATGACCTTCGCTTGGAACAACATTCCGGGCGCAAACAACTTGGGTGTTTCGGTTGAGTCCTTCTCGGACGATGCACTGAAGCGTCAGCAGGTTGCAGAGCACATTCAGGTTAAGATGGCTTACGACATGAAAGTTGTGGGTGCTGATCTGGGTGGCTTCATCAACTCGGCTATCAGCTAATTTATACTACTGGGGTGTCCTTGGTCCTCGGACTAGGGGCACTCCCCAATAACAATACATCCTAAACAGTTTAGAGATTCTATGGAGACTACTTATGACTATCAATCGTGATGGTATGCACCCCCGTTATCTTGGTTGGCAGGTGGACTGGCCTGTGTTCATTAAGATGCCCTTTACCGCTGATGGTAAACACTGGAAAAAGTCTGAACACTTCAACTGGGCAGAGCGTGATCTAGAGATGAAAGATGTCGCTAGTTTGTATGCTCAAGGGTTTATCTACCACAACACTGAACTCGCTAAAGTCAACAAGATTGGTGATAGACTTGGTGAGATGAACACTGAAGACCTTTATAGGCTTGTAGTCCAACTCAATGGTATCGTGAAAGAACGGACCACTACGACTAAAGAGTATAATGACAAGCGTTGCAAGCAGTCTAAGATTGAAGATAAACAGCGTGGTTTGATCCGTAGATTTCTCAATCGTAATCCTTGGATCGTTGAAGACTTCTATAAACTACGAGATCATATTCTCGGTGAATAACAACAGGAGACGCCCTTTTGTCCTTTTCCTACGATAATACAGACCTTGGAACTGACACGGCTTCAGGGCGTCTTAACGCTACTCGTTTCCTGCTGGGGGACACTGATGCTAATGACCCACAGGTTCAGGATACTGAGGTTAATTTCGCACTGAGCCAGACTGGCAACAGTATCTATTCTGCTGCTGCTTGGTTGGCTAGGGCTATTGCTGGTAAGTATGCTCGTCAGGTCAACATTGATTTGGATGGGCAACTCTCGGCTGACTACAGTGACCTTGCTGACCAGTACAATCGTCTTGCTGACCAGCTTGAGTATCAGGCCACTAAGATTGGTGCTGGTATTGGTATTAAGGCTGGTGGCATCACTAAGACTGATATTGAGATTGCACGAGAGCAGACTAACCGTGTGAAGCCTTCATTCCGTAGAGACCGCTTCTGGAACCCACCTTCTTATGATGGTATGGACTTCGGCTATGAGGACTACTGAGAATGGCTGTTCTAACGAGCATGGCTATCAAGACGCTGATTACTCAGTTTGGTCAGGAGGTAACTCTCCGAAAGCCTCTCTATGGCTCGTATGACCCTACGACTGGTACTGTAGCCTCCACTACTAATACTGACTACACAGCCCGTTGCTATATGTCTGACTTTAATCTTACTGAGGTCAACAACGATAGCATCCTTATGGGCGATAGGAAGGCTCTTATGCCATCTGAGGACACTTCTGGAGTAGCCCTACCTGAGCCTGATGCAGAGGACACTATAATCGGGTTTGGAGACACTGTGAAGGTAGTTTCTGTGCAGAAGATTTACCATGCAGATACTCTGGTCTGCTACATCTGTCAGGTGCGTGAATAATGGCTTTCATTAAGATTAACGCAAGGTCGGGTGGTAAGTCCCTCAGTGCTTCTATCCGTAAAGAAGTAGAAGATATTGTAGAACCCAAACTAAAGAATAGGCTAGAAGAGATTGGTGATTATGCAACTAACATATCCCCTGTCTGGTCTGGCGCTTATGTAGAATCATTCTCGTTTGTTCCTGCTGGCTCTGGCGCAGGTCGTATGAGAAAGTCTAGGCCGGATGATGACAACAGAGAACAGCGTTGGGAAATTATCTCTGGTGCTCAAGCTGAGTTAAGAGCCGACTTGAACAAGATAGATTTGATGGCAGTCAATGGTGTAGTTCTCAGAAACCGTTCGCCTCATGCGAGAGATGTCGAATATGGTCCTACACCAAGAAACCCTTCAGGTTATGCTGTATTTGCTAAAGTAAGGGATAAGTACAGATAATGGCTAGTATCTATGATGACATTCGCGCTGCCCTTGAGGTTAAGCTGAGTAACATATCTGACCTTCCTGATGTAGCTTGGGAGAACCTCACTTTCTCACCCACCACTGGTCAGAGTTTCGTTAAGCCTCGGCTAGTTCCTACGGTGCGTGAACCTGCTGTGAGAGGTCTTAACCCACAGATTTATTACCAAGGCATCTTCCGAGTTGACTGCTTTGTGCCTGAAGGTCTTGGTCCCGCCGCTGCTGATGACTTAGCAGAC